CTAATTTACTTCATGGTTTCAGTACAGGTAAGATTGGAGAAGGTGACTATGACGAAGAGTACGCTAAAATGTTTGCTAAAACATATGGCTTACCAATTACAGATGGGGACCTTATCGGCAATCTCATGCTGAATGCACATAATACACATGGGCAAGGCAAAAAACATCGTCGTCACAACCCAAGTATGATTGAACAAATGGAGCATGCTAATACTATGTTCCAATCAATCCATTCCAATCAAGGCAGGTTGGGCAGGATGACTGCTTGGGGTGCCCCAGAAAGAGAGCGTGAATGGAAATCAGAAGGAATGAAAATCCTTCATCCACCAGAGATACCAAGAGATAAGGGGCTGAAGAAACGTAAACATGAGACTATGACCGCACAATTGGGAGTCCCAACATATAACACACATGTGCATCAAAAACTTCTGCGTGCTCATCAAGCGATGCATACTGTGTTATTGAGTAACCCCAATATAGAAAGAGGGGGCGAACAAACATATCAAGGTCAACCTGATTTCGATTTAGAAGACGAGAAAAGGTATGAATGGGGTATGCACTCTATCGAGCCAGTTCACCCAAATTCCTCTAATGTCGCTTCTTCCATTGCTAACTCTGCTGGTTTCAAGCGAGAAAATGGAGCAGTCTATCCAAGAAACATTGGTGGTGTTGTCGACCCAATGACTGGAAGCATTATGGGGATGCAAACTTTACAACAGAACGCATTTGTCCAAACACCGAATAATATCACACAATCAATGTTCGAAGACCATATTCAAGACCCTAACATGAGAGCACAGGTTATGTCTACCCCACCTTTACAATCCACATTCCACGATATAAGAAACACTGGTGGATATCCTGTTGATATGAGAAAAGAGGATTCTTGGGTACCTCCAGTATTACCTATGCACCAGATTTTCACACTTGATGATTTGGAACATCTCAAAGGATTCAGTGGTGAATGGGTTGTACAGAGATGGCCAGATGGTATACATCTAATGGTAAGCAGGGAGGATGACAAAGTGAATGCTTACGATGAAGATGGAGACGCTTATCATTTAGAAGATGAAATCAAAGAAGATTTCAAAAAGATTTGTGAAAAATCTTTCATGGTTGACACTATCTATAATGGAGAGAGATACCATGTTGTCGACCTTGTTGGATTTCAGGGAAGCAATGTAATGGATATGCGCTCACATGAGCGACTTAAACTCCTACGTTCTCTTTTCACCAGCACTGAGAATATAGAGACACCTTCACCAGATAATATCCGTGAAGGAAATGAAGATGAATTAACAGAACTTGTAGAGAGTATACGAACTGACACACCAATTCTTCTCAGAGATTCATTAACAGTATATCCAAGAGGTAATCGTAGACACCCCAAGTGGGTGCTTCTTGACCCCTCTCATTATCTTAATTTCATTGTTCTTGATAAGAAGGGCTCAGGGTATAGATTGGGAGTGGGGCCGCTTGTTCAAACAGATGGGGTTGAAGATGTGGTTGTTATGAGAGAGGGGCAAGCCTACATGGATGTAGGCTCAGTCTTCAGGGCTAATGACGAGTACGAACCCGGAGATGTTGTTGCTGTTAATGTAACACGAGTCATTGAGAAAAAGACAGATGGGAGACCTAAGTTCATTGTTCGTGGGGGGAGAATCGTCTCCCATGGTATTGGTTCTGGTATCACAAGTACAGAGACCTTACAGAATCTAAGTAGAAGAATCAGGGCCAAACCAAAAGCATCTGTTCGTAAATCCGAAGACTCTTTGCATATTGTTTTCAATGATATTGGAGAAGCAATCTATGGGTTGGATGATGGGCATATCGTATCTATCACAACGGAGGAGGAAGATTTACTCAAAGAAGAATATATCATTACATTATCTGAAACATATCGTGATGAAGAATTACAGGAAAAAGAAGAGGTATACCCCTCAGCAGGAGATGGCAAGCCCTTGATTCCTAAACATAAACGGAAAGTAGCAGACGGAGAGGAAGTTATAGAGAAGCCCGAAAGAAAGGCACCAGACCTCCCTGACCATCTTCAGATAAAGGCCGCAACAACTGCTGCTCGTATCATGGACTTATTGTTGAAAACAAATGTTGCTGGTGTTGTTGGTAGCGGGGGCTATCCCGGACCAAGAGGCCTTGGTATAGATTATGCTACACCCATTTCCAGTCCCAGAGGACCGACTAAACTTGAGCATGAAGCCACTTTACCAGATTTCGATTTTCCCAGAGAAACTGGTAAATTACCTGAAGAAAAGAAGAAAAAAGATGGATTTTATTTGACTGATGATGGTGTTTCTGTTGATTATGACGAAGAAAGCGCCAACATAACTCTTTAAGTACCATTGCAATAAGTTATGAAGTTCGATGGCAATCGCTTTGGCGCCTCAGCGAATCCTCCCCACCGGAGATTTGCAGGTCTTAAAAGGTAGCCAAGACCTCGTTTTAGCAGGTTATGCCAGTGTTGAACTGGTAGACAAGCAGGGAGACCTCATCACGAAGAACGCATTGAATGGAGCATTCAACTCCTTCATGGAGTCCCCCTTTAGAAATGTACAACTCTCACATAGTAACATTCAGGTTGGGGAAGTTATCCCCTCATATGTCGACACAACTGGTAATGTATGGAAATCAGAAGTCGATGATTCAGGACTTTTCGTAGTTGTACGACTACGAGATGATATAGAAAAGGCGAGAGAAGTCGCCAATGAGATTCGGAAAGGTAACCTACGGGGCTTTAGCATCGGTGGTCAGGCATTCAAGCGAATGCAGAAGTCTGACCCTGAGCGTGGAACATACAACGAGATTTCTAATCTCGAACTCCACGAAGTCACAATATGTGAGAAAGGCATCAACCCAGAGGCAACCTTCCGAATTTTGAAAGAGGATGTAGAAAAAATGAGTGACGAACCTAATGCAATGAACGAACTGTCGAACGTACTGGCTCGACTTGATGGACGCCTTGAGGCCATGGAAAAGGGCGAGATGCCTGATTTTATGGCAGACAAGAAAAAGCCCCCAGTAGATGAAGAAGGGGATGAGGAAGAAGATGAAGAAGAGGATGAGGAGAAAATGGCTTACTCAGATTTTGAGAAGAGTCAACTCTCCGATGTCGTCTCTGAGGAATACCTCAACTATCTTGAGGGAGTAGCCAAGTCATCCGGTGTGAATGTAGGCGCTGCCCGAGACCATTTCGATGTCAACAAGGCTAACCTCGGCTCAGACCCAAAACAAATTGGGGATGGAGCAGAGCGCTTCGCTGGCCAAGCAAAGGGCCGTCAGCAGACCGATGGAAAGCCATCATCTCGCAAGGCCGAATTCGGTGCAGGCGGAAAAGGTAAGGATTCTACACTAAAGGGATTCGTCAACCCAGCAAGTGTTTCCTCCAGTGATGTCGAATCCGCTTACGAAGTCTACAAGGCAGCCTCTTTGGAGCAGCAATACAAGGCTTACCTCGGTGAGCAATTCCAGAACAGATTTGACAACGAAATCTCTGCTGAAGTACAAAAGGCAGAGGCAACCGCCTTCGATGCACGAGCACCAATCGCTAACATTGAGAAAGCGGTTACCGGACTTGCAGAGCGAATTGACCGCTTGACTGCATCCGGTGGAGTCACTATTAACAAAGCAGCAATTCCCAGTGTAGAAGTTCCCGAAACAACGGAACTCGCCAACATGTCGTGGGACGATGTCCACAGGCTTGCTGGAAAAGCAGTGAGGGGAAACTAAAGGAGGAATGAAGAATGGCAAGAGATTACATCCGCACAGTTACAGATATGGAAAGATACTACTACGGCGCAGGCAACTCAATGGGGTACACATACTCCGGTAGCGAGTTGCTGAAAGCCGACGCCCCAATGCTCAGTACGAGCGCTGGCACCTACCAAGCAATTTATGGCCGCAAAGTCTGGTCACAACTGAACCAAGAATTCAACGCCTTCAGCATCCTACCAAAGAAGCCATGGGACCGAAGTGGTTGGAGAATCATCACTGACAAGCCATCCTTTACAGTTGGTGGCGGAGTTGCTGAGAACGCAACCCTCCCAGACACGACCAAGCCAACCTTCCTACATGTTGCAGCCAAGCCAAAGACAGTGGCTCACACCTTCGACATGTCAGAAGTGGCTATCTTCCTCGGTCAGAAAGATGACGGCCTTGGAGACATTCGTGCAGTCCTGAAAGAAGAAATGGGCAAGCACCACGCAGACCACGTCAACCGAATGCTTACGCAGGACCTTGACACCGCTGCTGGAAACGATTTCGAGTCTCTTGACCGTGTCACGTCTGACCCAGACAACATGACAACTGGTACAAGCCACGTTAGCGCAACCACAGACCACGATATGTACTCAATCACTCGTGATGGTGGTTCTGACTT